GGAGGAAATGGTAATGTATTACAGCAAATGAATTCCATGTTGGGATTTACGGAACAAAAAGAGAATTTTATTTGTGTGGAAACTAAAACGGATTGGGTAGAAACGTATGACTACAGTAATAAGAATATTTCTTATATGTTCTGGGATAACGAGTCTTTACAACTAGACGACAATAGTGTTGATACAATTTTGTGTATGGTGTCTTTACATCACATGACGGACTCAACTATAGAAACAACCCTTAAAGAAATTAACCGAATATTGAAACCAGGCGGCATGCTTCTTGTAAAAGAGCACGATTTTAACGAAATGTCCAAAAAATGTATTGTATTAGAACATTACTTGTATCATATAATGGACTCCGCATACCAACATAAAGTTATTGACCCTGATGCTTATTTTGAGAATTGTATTGATAATTTTAAGAGCATACGTGAATGGCGTGGATTAATTGAGAATATCAGCGGACTAAATTGGAAGACAACAACAAACAGATTTTTAGATGGCCCTTTTGTTAATGACAGCAAAAATGCTTCTAATTTATATTGGGAAGTATATACTAAATAAATAATGTTCTAATGATTTCATAATGTTAATAAATAATCTTTGTGTTTTTTACTGTTACAGTGTTCTATTTTTCCTGATTTGCGAATTTCAGAGCCACATTCACAAATCATTATTTCTTTTTGTTTTTGTAAAATTGTTTCTTTATTTTTTTGATACCATTCGTTTTTATTTTCCTTTATTTTATCCTTATTTTTTTCAACATATTTTTGTTGTTGTTCTGATATTTCATATTTATGTGTTTCGACATATTTCTTATGTTGTTCTAATATGTCATCTTTATGTGTTTCATAATGTTGTTTTTTATAATTTTGTATTTGTTCTGTATGTGTTTGTCTATATATTTTTTGTTGATCTTTTATTTTAATTTTTTTAGATTCTTCTAAAATTATATTTTTTTCATCAATTAATTTTTGTTCTTCTTCGCTAATTGGTTCTTTGGATAAATTGTCGTAATATAATTTATGAATATTTGTTTGGAAATGTCTATACCTATTTCCAAATGTATATTGATTTCCGCATCCACAATTAAAAAGTTGACTTTTTTGTTGTTTTAATTTGTCTTCGTTTTCTTCTTTCCATTCTTTATTTTTTATTTTTGCTTCTTCTTTATGTTCTTCACGATATATTTTCTTTTGTTCTGATAATTTTTCTTTATTATCTTCATTATACTGTTTTTGATAATCCGCTATCTTTTCTTTATTATCTTCATTATAATGTTTTATTTTTTGTAAAATAGTTTCTTTATTTTCCTGATAATGCTCTTTTTTTTTCTCTAATATACAATCTTTTTTTTCTTCATACCATTGCTGTTTTTGAACACATTTTTCTTCGTAACTTGTATACGGATTAATCATATTTAATGTGGGTTTTAATGTATCAATCCAATATCTTTCTCTGATTAAAGCATCTTGTTTATTATTACAATTAAAAATTTCTATTTGTATCATATCCCAATTATCCCACCCACCATGTTCTCTTATAAATATATATACAAATCTATTATAATTTTTTATATTTTGATTAGAACAACAAATTTTATGACTGTGTTTTCTTTGAATAATATTAGTTGTGTGTCCAATATATATATCAGATATTGATGTGTCATTACAACATAACTTATAAACAATTGTGTTAGAATAATCCATTTGAACTTTCGGCATTTATAAATAATACTATAAGAAGTCTTTAAGTTCAAATCTTATAATGTCTTATAATATCTTATAACATCTTATAATATTTTCAATTTTATTATTAAAAATCTTCTGTAAAATCAAAATCATTGTTTGTTTTTGTTTTATCTGCGAGAGCATACGCGTCTGATTTTTTTTCAAAAAAATTCGTTTTTGAATTTAGGCTAATTAATTCCATCCAATCAAACGGGTTCAAAACATTATAAATCTTTTTGTAACCAAGCTGAACAGCCAATCTATCCGCCACAAATTGAATATATTGCGTCATCAATTCGCTATTCATCCCAATTAAGCGACATGGTAGTGCCTCACAAATAAACTCAATTTCAATTTCAACTGCTTCTTTGATGATCTCGTGAATGCGCGCTTTGTCAATCTTTTTAATCAATTTCGAATATAACAATATAGCAAATTCGCAATGAAGTGCTTCGTCACGTGATATAAGTTCGTTACTAAATGTTAGACCAGGCAATAGGCCGCGTTTCTTTAACCAAAAAATACTACAAAACGCACCACTAAAGAAAATCCCCTCAACACAAGCAAATGCTACTAACCGCGTGGCAAAACTGGAACGATTATCGTGAATCCATTTTTGCGCCCAATCTGACTTCTTTTTAATACACGGGAAATTAGCAATCGCATTAAACAATTTTCCCTTTTCTTCCTTATCTTTTATATAAGTTTCAATTAAATTGCTATATGTATGACTATGAATATTTTCCATAGCAATTTGAAACCCGTAAAATGCTCTTGCTTCGGAAACTTGAACATCGCTCATAAATCGCTGAGCTAAATTTTCCAAGACTATTCCGTCGGAAGCAGCAAAGAACGCTAAAATCATAGAAATAAATGTTTGCTCATCTTTATTAAGACCTTCCCAGTGAGTTAAATCTTTAGATAGATCTATTTCTTCTGGTCTCCAAAAGCAATCGACTTGTTTTTGATACATTTCCCATATATCCTGATGCTTGATTGGGAACATCACAAATCTATTATCGTCTGGAGCTAACAAAGGTTCTAAATTGTTCTTTGACATCCTATATATTCTATATATACTATATTTATAGATTTATATGTATTTCTTATAGTATTTATTTTTTATAGTATTAATTTTTTATAATATATAAAATTTATAATATAGTATTTTTATAAAAAATTAATAACAAGTTAGTTTAAGAATGAACTTCCAGTTAGCCGAAAGGGATTTACATTTAATACAAATTGAACAAGAAATTATGAGTAAAAAGAAATTATTAATAAAAAAGAAGAAGGATTTAGATAAAAAACAAAAATTAAATCAATATCTTGATGGGGTGAATCAGGATTATACAAAATATTACAATCACATCATTGGGGAAAAACAACAACAACACAAGGCTTTAATGCTACTTAAGGAATATATGGACGACCTTATGAAGACGGAGAATTTAGTGGATGACCAATTAAGAATTGTGAAGCATGATCAAAACGAAATTATCGGGGAAATTGACAAAGTTAAGGTAGAATTAGATGAATTGATACAATAAACTCTATTGTAAAGTTTAAAAAAATAAAATACTAATATATAAATGGAAGATAATCCTTTAACAAATGCATTAAATACGTTAGGCACAACTATTGGTACTATTACTACAAAAGTTAACGCAGGTAAGGACAGTGTAAAAGCATATAAAGCGCAAATTATGGCAAAATTAGCAGAAGTAGTTAAACAGCTTAACGATTTAAAAGAGAATAGTAATTTGAAAGCTCTCCCACAACTTCGCCAACAATTACAAGCTAGCCAAACAGATTTACAAACAAAAACAGAAGAATTAGCTTCTACAAATGCTAGTCTTTTACAAGCTAATGCCAATTTACAAGCAGCACAACAAAGCGTTGATCAAATAAATCAACAACTTGATACAGCAAATCAAAAAATAACTGATTTAACAAATTCAGGACAACAAAAGGACAAAGCAATTCAAGAATTTGATGCACAAGTTAGAGAATTAGATAAGCAAAAAGCAGAAGCGGAAAGCAATTTAGCTGCTGCTCAGCAACAAACAATCGGTCTTGTTGAAAAAATTAATGAACTAAATACGGGATTAAGTAGTCAAATTTCATTAATAGATACTATAGCTGGCGAACTAGGTGATTTAAATAGTGGTGAGGTAGCTGACCAATTTAATGCTGTTACTACTAATATTCAATCAATTGTAGATATGCTTGGAACTCCTGTCCAAGGTGAGCCAGATCAACAAGGTGTTCAGCAATTTTCTCAAGAGGTTACCGATTTATATGATAATTTTGTTAAATCAGTACAACCCGAAAAGGATATGTATTATAACAATTTAACCAAAGAA